CTTTTTCCAAAATTAGATTTTTGTTTTGTTCTAGTTGAACTCTTAACTCATCGGTTTCTTCTTCTACGATTTCGTGCAATACTTCTTCTAATTTCATGTAATATTCATGGATTTCAGATGCTTTTTTGGTCTGTGCTTTTAAACAGAGCGACTTGAAACATTTGATAGTTAGCAGTATGGTCTGTTTGTTTTGACCACCATTTTGCTTTGCCAAAACCGCTTTGGGCTTACCCAAAGCGGTTTTGGCTTCTTCTAAACTTGCTTTACAATTTGGCAAAGCGATTTGTTCTTCTTCCAAAGTCGCTTTTGTTGTAACAAAAGCGATATTTTTATAATCCGTATCGAGTTTAAAATGTTTTTCTATTAATCGTTTACAGTCTATTTTTTGGTTAAAACCCAACCATTTCCATACATTATCTAAGTCAACACAAAAATCCGCATTTTTATCATAGTTCAAGTAACAATAAAAGCTACTTACGAATAATTGTTGTTCAAATCCCGTAAAATTATGTTGAATTTTGTTCAATAATTTACTATTATATGTATTTGAAAGTCTTGTGATTGGGTTTTTTTCAATAAGTTCTACGACATTTAACTCTTGCATCTTATTATACATTTATTATAAGATACTATTTAAGTTGTTATTCTGCTTTTTTATTTAAAAACGGTATTTTTACAAGCGCTTATTTCAAATTTCTTCTTCCAAAAGCGCTTAATTTATAACATGAGCACTTTTCTACCATTTATTAGCCTTTTTGATGGTAATCTTTTGTCCTGCGCCGCGTTTTTTTGCAGAGCCTGGGTCATACTTTTCATCTTCATCGTCTGAATTCATGGTTTTGGACAATTCCCAAAACTCTTTTGACCCTAGTTTGAAGTCATTATGGTTATCCGCCTTGTACCAAAACACTTGGTCTTGCAATTTGTTTGATTTTGAGTTATTATTAATAACTAAACACTCATAATTTTCTGTACATTGGTCCATCACCTGACAAAAGGACTCAAACGTGGGGAACATTCCCGCGTAATTTTCGTATATACGCTTTCTATTCGCTATATAATTCTCACGCAAAATAAAAACATAATCTATATTTGTCCTGAGCGTGGGTGGTATGCCGAGAGGATATTGCATTGTGATGATTAACATGACTTTCCAGTGTCTCCCGTTCATAAACAAAAGTCGCATCATCTTATCTCGAGTCCATGTAGCGTCATACAAACAATCATCTAAAATTACAAATGCGCGCGCGTCAATAGTGCTTCGTTTATATGTTTCTATTTCTTTTTTAATTTGTTTCAATACGGTTCGTTGACGTTTCAATATGTTTTCAATGATAGCGGTATTGTATTCGTGATGCACAAATAATTTTGGCACCATTTTTGCGTAAAATCCGTTACCCTCTTCCGTGCCTGAAATAACCGTTCCGATAGGAATGTCCTGTTGATAATAAAGTAAATCCCTTACCAGAAAACTTTTACCTGTATCACGTTTGCCAATTAACACTACAACAGGACCTTTACTTTCATTCGCCTTAAAACTAATACTTTTCATATCAAATTTTTTTAATTCTAACGTCATATCTATTATTTTTATAAAGTTTTTTTTAATGTTTTATACGAATGCTAAATAATTTGATTGTTTAATATTTGTTATTTATTTAGTCAAAATTATAAGTTAAAAACGTATATAATTTATATATTAATTAGCTAACGATGATTAACGTGAATTATCAAAAAAGGAAAAACGCAGAACTTTTTAAATCTTTAGAAAAAGAAAATACGCTTAAACTGTCTAAAATACAAAATTATATACCAATCTATAATAGATTTTTTACATTGAATGAAACAAATTATAATAATATAAATCTTAACCACAAATGGTGCATTTCTAACATTAAGTCCGACAATAAGCATGATACCAATAAAAATTTGTACACATGTACTATTAAAAATTCTAACAATGACAAAACAAAAGAAAAAGAAGTATTTTTTAAAATGGCTCCTTTATTGGACCCATATAAATATTTAATAGGAAAATATAACGCCCAGGACATCAATTTATTTAATTTACCTAGGTTTGATTCAACTAAACTAAATACGCATTCTAAATTTATAGATTATAACAATTCGGCCTATGTGGATGGTTTTTTCCTATTTTTAAACAGCCACTTGATGCATGCACACAATTTTTATCATGGGGTTGATTATTATGGTTCTTTTTTGGCAATTAAAAATGACTTTAATATAAATGTATTTGATGACATTGATTATTTAAATAATTCTGATTTTTTTAATAAAAATAAAAATACATTGTTTAAAATTGGGGAATATGAACATTTATTTAATACTAATTCAGTTAAATTGAAACCTATTGTTATACACAACTCGAGCGTTAAGACAAACACATCAATTAATTCTTTTAACGATGATATATTTGAAAATGTATTTGATGACACAAATTCTTTGCTAGAAGAAATTAATTTGTCAGATGATTTAATTGAGGTTACTAAACTATTATCAAATGATACTGACAATAATGTGACTCTTAAGAGTAGTTCTACTTGTTCATCTAGGTCATCTTACACATCTGATGAAAATGATGAAGACGCAGACAAAGATGAAAATAATGAAAATACAGATAAAGCCAAAGAAGATGAAAAAGACATTGCAGAAGATGTTGAAGAAGATGTAGATGATGATGATGATGATGATGATGATGATGCAGATGATGATGCAGATGATGATGCAGATGATGATGTAGATGATGATGCAGATGATGACGATGAAGATGATGAAGATGATGAAGAAGACGCTGGAGAAGACGATGAAGAAGAAAGAATTGACGTTGTTATTAATTCTTTTCCCGTGCAAGTAATTTGCATGGAGTATTGTGAAAATACGTTCGATGACCTCATTTTGTCAAATGAACTAACAAATGAGGAATGGTATTCTGCATTAATGCAGATAATTATGATTCTAATTACATATCAAAAAGCATTTTCTTTTACGCACAACGACCTTCATACGAATAATGTTATGTATAATTGCACAAATAAAAAGTTTATTTATTATTGTTATAAAAATAAACATTACAAAGTTCCCACGTTTGGAAGAATCTTTAAAATGATTGATTTTGGCAGAAGTATTTACAAAGCAAATGGACAGACATTTTGCAGTGACAGTTTTCAAACTGGCGAAGATGCTGCGTCTCAATACAACACTGAACCATATTTTAACGAAAAAAAACCACGTCTTGAACCTAACTTTAGTTTTGATTTGTGTAGATTAGCGTGCTCCATATTTGATTATCTTATCGATGATTTAGATGAAATTAAAGATTTAAAAAAATGCGACCCAATTAAACGACTTATAGTTGAATGGTGTCTAGATGATAAAGGGATCAATTTACTTTATAAAAATAATGGCACTGATAGATATCCTGATTTTAAATTGTATAAAATGATATCTAGATGTGTTCATAATCATACACCTCAAGCACAATTAGAACGACCTGAATTTAAGGCCTTTTCAGATTTTAAAGGAACCGTACCTAATGATGTCATTAATATTGATAATATACCAGTTTATGTGTAAACGTTTGCTTACTCAAAATCAAACTTATTTAGTTTATTTAGTTTATTTAGTTTATTTAGTTTATTTAGTTTATTTAGTGTATTTAGTGTATTTATAATACTTTAGTAGTATAAATATGCAGACATACGGGTTTATACTTACTAGACACGTTCGGTGTGAAGAAACTAATAAATACTGGAATAATTCTGTAAAATTGTTACGACAATTTTATCCTGGTAGAAAAATTGTTATTATAGACGACAATAGTAATCCAACATTTGTAAAAGATGAAGCTACCTACAAAAATATTGAAATAATTCAGTCCGAGTTTTCAGGAAGGGGTGAATTATTGCCATATTATTATTATTTAAAACATAAATTTTTTGAAAATGCTATTATTTTACATGACAGTGTTTTTATTCATAAAAGAATAAATTTTGAAGACCTTGTTAAAAAAGACGTAAAAGTTGTCCCCTTTTGGATGTTCTTTCCAGACAAAGAAAATCTTCCAAACAGAGGAAGAATATTAAGCAATTTGAAAAATTCACATATCATACAGACTAACCTGATGTTAGAAAATGTATTAATAGGAATGCCCTTTGATAAATGGTATGGATGTTTTGGTCTACAGAGTTTCATAAATCATGATTTTTTAACTTTATTAGAAAATAAATATCAAATAACAAATTTGGTTCATTGTGTTAAATGTAGAGCTGATAGATGCACATTAGAAAGAATATTTGGTTGTTTATTTTGCACAGAATACTCAAAATTAGCAACCTTTCCAAAAAAATCATTATTAGGGAGCATTCACAACCACCAAACGTGGGGATACACATATTCACAATATGAAAAAGATGTCCTCGAACGCAAGCTGACAAAGACAATTGTTAAAATATGGACTGGGCGTTAGCACAAATAAAAAACGTTAATTTTTTTATTTGTTATTTTTATTTGTTATTTAAAATTCAGGATTGTCTGTAAAAACTGGCGTTGGCATTCCGGAACCACCACTATTTATTGATGGCTTAATTTGTTCCAATATAAAATAACCACAAATAACGCTAAAATATACCAAAAGTGAATCCCTTACTAATAATTTCAATGGTTTTGGTTCTTTATCAAAAAATCTCATCTCTACAAATTTTGCTATAAAAAAAATAATCGAAATAATAGCAGCAATAATAAATATATTTTCCATTTACAATATAAAATCAGATTCTTATTTTTAATTATACGCAAAAATATTAATTTAATACTTCAATTTCATTAATTAACAATTTTGCTGTAACGTAAATGACTACAAAAATAACGGCAAAAATAAATAAATTTTCCATGTACAATATAAAATCAGATTCTTTTCTTTTATTGTACGCAAAAATTTAATGCACAATTGTTAATTCAATACTTCAATTTCATCTAATAATAAATCAGGCAACAACTCCAGTTTGGGTTCGTATATTGTTTGAATGTCTAAAGCCCCTAAATCAACAGATTCGTTAGATATATTTAACTTTACATTTTCATTATCATCATCATCATCTGTATCGGATAGTTTTCTTTGTTGCGCTCTAATTTCGCTTATTTCTTCTAATCGTTCGATTGTTTTTGGCGCGGTCACAGAAACAACATTATTATTATTGTCTTTAACGTAATCAATATCATTAAAACTAAGATGACTATTTATAGGTGAACTATTTATAGGTGAACTATTATTTACAGATGGACTATTATTTGTAGGTGAAATATTATTTACATGTTGACTATTAGGAGTTGATGTCACATTTATATTTTCCTTAACGGGTTCTTCAACAATTTCTTCTTTAACCTCTTCAATAATATCTTCTTCAACCGTTTCATCCATATAAGCCTTTAAAATGGCTTCTACAGGAATACTCTCTCTTACTGTATTTAATATACATTCTTGAATAATTATCTCTATTTCTCTATTATTTTTTTGTGCTTGAAGTGGAGCTACGTTTAATTCAAATAAATAAATATTTTTGTATAACTTACGTGCCGTATTAATATAAACCTTGTGAATAAAATCATCTAATTTTGGAATGTTAATGTCTATTTTTTTTTGTTTTTGACCTACTCGCATGGACGTTAATAATTTTAATTGAATAATATGCACACACGTGATAAGTTCTTCTAAATACACACATCCGCTTTTATCGCAAATTCTACTTCTTTCTCGTTCAATAATGGCAGGATTCCATTTTGGAATTCTTGAAATAAAATTTTGAAATGTCATCAAATATTTATTCATTTCATCATTCTCTTTGCAAATTTTTGTAGCTTCTTCTAAAATAGACTTATAACCATCAATCAGCAAAGGAGTTAATATAGTAAGCAATCTTGAACCCCATTCATTCTTAGATTCATGAAGTGAACTGACATTAAAATCATCCATTTACATAAAAGAAATATTTTCTAAAGATAATTCTGAACTTAAAAATAAGAAATTTAAAATAAACAACATTATTATCTTTTCATTTCTAAACTCCTTTTTTACTTTATTAAAACAAACTAGAAATTCATATTTTTTTTCAATTGATATTTCCAATTCTAAAAAATTGCTTGTTTGCAATAAATTTAAAATGTCTAATCCACTATACCCTTTTTCATATATTTTTTCGCAAAACGTCATCATTTGCTCAACTCCTAGTTTTTTATTTTTTAATTTTATTAGTTCTTTTTTTAACGATTCAATTCTTTGTTTTTTTACATCATTCAGGTTGAACGTTTGTTTCATATTATATTTGTAAAGATTGACTATTTCACCATTTATTATTGGCTCTGGAACATATATTTCACAAAAACGTGAAAGAATCGGTTTCAATAAATTATATTTATCTTCAACTACAATAAAAAACCTAGTATTATGACTAAATAATTCAATGCATCTGCGCAGCGCGGACTGAGCGTCCATTGTTAATTTATCCGCATTTAACAATATAATACTTTTGAAAACATCTCCACCATTTGAATTTATATGCGTTTTTGCAAAAAATTTTAAATCCTCTCTAATAAATCTTATCCCTTTCCCATGCGCACAATTAACGTACATAACCAAGGCTTTAATTTTATCCTTCTCATTATTATATATATCCTTTATAAATTCATTCACTATAGTTCTTTTTCCACTCCCAGATGTACCATGAAAAATAATGTTGGGGATTTTATGTATAGATTTAAAATATTCTAATTTTTGTTTAATTGATTCATGTATATTTAATATCATAATCAGTCTATTATATTTTGTATTGTCTTTTTATATTTTAATAATAACGTATTATTATTAACATATTTTAGCAACGTATTTTTCAACACATTTTTGTCTATACCGAAGTTGTCAAACTGTGCGTGTATGGATTATTTTTGAAAGCATTTAATATATCTGGTTGAATACGCTCACATCCTGCACATTCATCATAATATTGCGGCGTATTAATAGACCCATATGTGTCAGTCGATGGCGGCAAAGCCGCTATACGTGAAAAAGCTGGGTTCATTCTTCCGTCAAACCTATTACAATCTTCCTTACAATGAATATTCATTTGTTGATTAAATATTTGCATGCCTCCTTGATTGGGTCTATTCACTATTGTACCTGATTTTATGTCATTATTATGTTGTCTATAGGCCGAGTCATAGCTCATATCGCCATATTGCGTTGCACCACCTCCAGCGGTTCCTATATAACTACAACTGGTAGTGTCTCTCTGTGTTAAATCCATTTCAGTATAGTTATCCACATACATTCCTTCTTTTTGCCCATCAATGTTAAAAGTTGGGGAATATAATGTGGTTTCCTTTATAGTTGTATTTGTTGTATCATTAGGATTGTTTACATAACTGCCTGGAACACTACTGCTCATATCACCATAAATACGAACGTTATTTATAGTTTCCTCCTTACGTGTAGGTTTAAACATGTCTAATAATGGAGCAATTGCAGCACCGAATGCCCCCCTAACACCATTCATTCTGTTGGATGGTTTAATAGTGGACCTATTATTTTCATAATTGGTATGACTGCGCATAAATTTATCCCCATCATCAGATGGTCCGCGCCCACCTGCACTAGATGGATTTACACCACATTCATTTAAACTAACTCGTCTACTACGCTCATAATTTTCTGGAGCCATTCCGGCGGTTACGTCTGAAGAACCTGCGGGGCCGGTATAATCCGTAACTATATCGGCTCTCTTAATAACACCCATTTCTTGAATAGACCTTAACGTCTCACCCTTAGTTGCACCCGTCGTTGTAAGCCATCTGTCTTGCGTATTAATAAAATATGTATCTGGACGTTGTTTCTCTACACGTCCTAAAGTTTGACTACTAGCCGCATTTTTTATAAATGAATTTGCAGGACCTTCGTGATTTGTTAATTCATATTCCAGTTTTGGATTATTAGCCGTTCTCATCTGGTCAACCGTATATGGTAACCATTTGTCACGCGCTTCCATGCCTGAGTTATAACCACCACTTCCACTCGACGAAAACCCCTGGTTTAATCCTGGACCAACCATAACACTCTCGAATGGTTTTACGCCACCTCCTAAAGCTCTCATAGCTGGGTTTTCTCGAGATTGATAAAAATCACTATTATTGGGTGTTCCATAAGCCCAAGAAATATTTTCTTCCGGCTTAAATAATGGAGCTTGTTCGATTTTTTTTATTACCTGTGACCCTGAACCAATCATATTATCTAATACTGTTTCAGCAACGTTTACATTATAAGTATTCCCTTTAATCTTCCCACCATTTAGAGGCATCATATTATTATGTTTAAATTGTTTTGAGTCTAAATAATCGCCTGTCATAGAATAAATCTGCTGAGGAATGTTTCCTACATTGTTTTGTCCATACCTAGTTTTTTGCTCATACACATTCTGGTCAAAATATTTATCCGTTGCAGCGTTTGGATTTGGATAATTTTGTACAGTGTCTACAAGTTGGTTCAAGTTTGAAACTGGATAGTTTTGCGGAGGAACAATTGTATTTGGTAAATAATTTGAATGTTTACCCATATTGTCAAAATTTTCCTTTTTTTTGGAACTATTGCCATTTCTATTTGTTGTATTAGGATTACACGTTCGAGATGATTGATTTGATATGACATACATTCCACCTAATGCTATTAAAGGGATTGCAACTTCCATGTTAATATATATATAATATATAAAATATATATATTTTTAACATTTTTATTTATAAAACTGGTTATGCATTTTTGGATGATGATTGTGGTATAGATTCACATGCATTAGTATTGTTACACGTATTTGGACCACCTATGTAATTACCTTTTATTAAAGAAAAACTAGATGGCAAATAATTTTTTGAGTCATTCACATTACAATCCCTCTTAGGTGTAAAATAATCTTTCTCTAAAATTCTGGTACTTAAATTATGTTGGAAAGGATAGCATGTATTTTCTTGAGGGTTCAAAGGAGGATAATACCAATCTACTTGCTCTGCATCACGAACCATCCAAGCAGGAGCAATGGCTCTTGATTCTTCTGTAAATAAAGTATTGCATTTAGGATACGTAATCGCTTCAGTTTTAACATTAAATCGCTCATAGTTATCTTTCCCTAAACAATCTCTGCTTGCGCGCCTATTCACACCTAAAAGATCGCTCTCTAAATTGATGGTATTTGTTCGTAAATTTCCCGCCCATTTTTGAATTCTTATGTGAGGGTCTTCCATATAACACGGATTCAACCCATTACCAGGCACATTTAAAATCCATCGCCCCGGATCCGTCGCCTGTTGTTGTTGTTTGGTTGTTCTGCATGGGTCATAATTAAATCTAGTAAATGCCATTTATAATTATATAATATAATTTATTGCATATTAATATTTAAATATTTAAAAGTATAAATTAAATATAATGTCCTTCATTACAAATAACGTTGCTCCAACGTTATGTTTAAATATGATTGTTAAAAATGAGAGTAAAATCATTAAGCGGCTGTTTGATTCCATTGTAAACATCATCGATTCTTACTGTATTTGTGATACCGGCTCTACCGATGACACAATCGATATTATTAAAACATATTTTGCTCAAAAAAACATACCTGGATTAATAGTGTCCGAACCATTTAAAAATTTTTGTCACAATAGAAATTTTGCGTTAAATTCTGCAGTAGGGTTATCTGATTACATTTTGCTCATGGATGCCGACATGACATTAGAGATTCATGATTTTAAGAAACAAGACTTACAAATCGCGGATTCTTTTAATATTTTACAAGGAAACGATGGCTTTCATTATCAAAATATGAGAATTATTAAAAACAATGGCCTTTATAGCTATTGTGGAGTTACTCATGAATATATTAATGTACCCGCTCAAAATATTACACGGAGCTTTACTAAAACGCAATTATTTATCAGAGACATTGGCGATGGAGGAAGCAAATCAGATAAATTTGAGCGTGATATTAAACTCCTTAGTGAGGGCATCAAAGATGAACCTACCAACGTACGATATCATTTTTATTTGGCAAATAGTTACTATGACCACGGCGATTTTAAAGAAGCTATTGAAATATATAAAAAACGTATTCAATTAGGCGGATGGAATCAAGAAGTTTGGTATAGTTACTATAGAATAGGAATTTGTTATAAAAATACCGGCGATATCGACAAAGCAATTTGCACATGGATGGATGGATATGATTATTTACCTGATAGGTTGGAAGGCCTTTGTGAAATTATTACTCATTACAGAGTAATATCTAAACATAAACTGGCACTAGTGTTTTATAATCTAGCTATTGCAGTATTGCAAAAAAATAATAATACAGATGGCTATTTATTTTTACACAAAGATGTATACACTTTCAAAATTTATTATGAATACACTATTATAGCTGCATGGCTTGGCATACGTAACGTTAATGACGAATTAATGATCTATTTAAATAGTTGCACCGATTCTACTATTCAAAATACATTTAATAATATGAAATTCTATAAAGATGTGTTGACGCCTATCAAAGTAATTAATCTTGATAGCAAAGTTACAACATTAATAAATGATGAACACACTTTGCTCACTTCATCGTCTAGTTGCATGATTCAACATGCCAATAACAAGGATTATATTTTGAACATTAGGTATGTGAATTATCATATAACAGAACAAGGTAATTATTTAAATTGTGACAAACATATTATAACTATTAATAAATATGCAGATCTTGATAACGAGTTTACCTTTAAAAAAGAGAAAATGTTTGATGAAAAAGTAGTGAATAGAAGATATGCAGGCGTTGAAGACGTTAAAATATTTCATGACGTTAACACACAAAAAGTGTTGTTTATTGGAACAGGATTTCATAATAATAATAAAATTGGTATTGTTACTGGCGACTACGATGCAAATGCAACTAGCTTAGTTGCGAACGAACTTACCACAGATTTTTCTAATTCTGATTGTGAAAAAAATTGGGTGTTTGTTGACTTTAAAAATGAAACACATATTATTTATAAATGGCATCCGTTGCAAATTTGTAAACTAGATCAATCGTCTAATAAAATAAAACTGGTCGAAACCCGAGAACTTCCAAGAATATTTAGTCATGTTCGCGGGTCATCATCTGGGTTCACATATAAAACACCAATAACCCTAAGCGTTAGTGAAATATGGTTTGTTGTTCATCTTGTATCTTATGAACAGCCCCGACATTATTATCATATGATAGTAGTATTTGACGCTAACATGAAATTATTACGTTATTCGGCACCATTTAAATTTGACACTGAACCAATTGAATATTGTCTCAGTTTAATAGTAGAAGATGAAAGAGTATTGATGAATTATAGTACGTGGGACAGGACAACCCGAATAGGAATTTATGATAAAAAATATATAGATTCTATCACAAAGTATAAGGTGTAAAATTTGTGCAATAAGTATAATTATTTATTTCACTAATAATTTTCTATAATTGTGTTGTCATGGGAACCATAGTAACATAAAAACATATCGGGGTTTTCTTTATATATTAAATACCAAATGTTTACTTCCCACATAATCGTATTCTCCTTTAAGATTATTTCTACACATTTATCTCTCATTTTTTGTGAAAAAGCCAACAAACTTTTGGCGTTTCCTCCAAAAACGCCTCCTGCAAAGTACCACAATACATGCGTAAAAATAAAAAAACGAAATGTTATATTTACATCCCAAATAGAAGCAATTCTTATTTTATCATTGTAATTTTTACTGCCTATGGATTCCACTGTTTTTATAAAATGTTCATCACCTCCTTGCCATACATGTCTTATGCCAAAATCTAACCATACAAAATTGTCAGTATTGAAAGAATTTGCATCTATTGCTTTTTTTACCCATTCCGTTTTATTACATTGAATAAAATGATACTCTATAGTATCATACGGCACACTACCGTCCATTATTGTATACAAACTATATTTTGATAAATGCTCGTTATTTATATATTGATACAAGTAACTTTCAGATTTATCATACAATATAATTTTGGTATTATCATTTTCATATTTTTTTATTTTTTCGTACACAATTTCATCCACAAATATAACTTTTGGTATGTTTGATTTTAATAGAGGAATGCCTAGTTCTACATATTCATCCATACTGCGAACTGATTTGACGTTATTGTTTATAAATGCAGAAACAATGGTTGTCATGTTTAAATATATCATTTTTTATATTTAATATGTTTATTTGATTATATAATTTGATTATATAATTTGACGTTCTAGTTTTATATCCATTTATAAGGTCCATTGCCTTTGACTTCAGTATTGCTTTTTAATGGCTCTACTTCAATGTCACATCTTTTTCCGTGTACCAACCAATAAAAATTACAATTTGAACCATAAACGGTAAATGCATTATCTTCTACTTCCGAAGTATATAATGTGTCTGCATTCTTTTCGCCCGAATAAATGGGCGTTATTTGCACTGTAAAATCAGTTGCGAGTTTGTCTACATAATCTGGTAAATATATTGTAACATTTGCGTTATTTGTAATTTCAGATTTGCCTCTATAAAAGACGCCGCCTTCTGGACCTTCTAAACAAGCATGAACTAGATATCGTGCTTTATTGGAGGGATGGTCTATGACGAATGTTTTGTTCGCAGCTGATGTAGCGTCAGTTGAATAAACAAATTGTTGGCTTCCTGGATCATAAAAAGCTAGCTGATTTAATCCACTGGTCGCTGTGCCGGCTATCGTTACAGCACCTCCTGGGGAACCTGTTGGTCCTGTATTTCCAGTTGGCCCAGTATTTCCAGTATTACCAGTATTACCAGTTGGTCCAGTATTACCTGTTGGTCCAGTATCACCTGTTGGTCCTGTATTTCCTGTTGGTCCTGTATTTCCTGTTGGTCCAGTATTTCCTGTTGGTCCAGTATTTCCAGTTGGTCCAGTATTTCCAGTTGGTCCTGTATTACCAGTTGGCCCAGTATCACCTGTTGGCCCAGTATTTCCAGTTGGT